TCAGCCTATTTTTGAATGTGTAAAAATGTCCTGCAATTTATCCGCCGCCGCTTTATCGGCTGATTTAATTGCGTGAGTATAAATATTTAAAGTGGTAGTCCTATCGGCGTGACCTAATCTTTTTGAAACCGTTGCAATATCAACACCACCTGCAATAAGCAATGTTGCGGCGGTATGTCTTAATGAATGATAATGAATATCGGGTAAGTTATGACGGTTTATAAAGCCTTTAAACCACGTTGAAAGAGTATCGGGGTTTATCATTCCGCCGCTTTCGGAAGTAAACACTTTACCGCTATTATTCCACATATCACCCATTAACAACTTTTTCTTTGATTGTTCGATTTTATATTCTTTCAACAACTGCACCATTGCCGACGGTATGCTTATAATACGGTTGGAGCTGTTTGTTTTTGTGGTATCTTCATAAACTCCCTTATCCGCTGAATACAGTACAGATTTATTTATTTTAACAAGCCCGTTTTCAAAATCAATATCAGACCAATCCAATCCGCACACTTCACCACGTCTTAAACCTGTGTACAATGTAAGCATAACTGCGGTGCGGTACTTTATCGGCTCGGACTGTAAGCAAGAAATCAATTCATTTGCTTGCACTTCGTCAAGGCTTACCGCCTCTTTGCGTTCAACCTTTGGCGGTTTAACTCTGTCGCAAGGGTTTGCAAGTATAACTTGCCACTGTACCGCCGCCGTAAGTATAGACGATATGAGGCGGTGATATTCTGATACTGTTTTATCGGACAGCCTTGTCTTGCCCTCTGCAACTGTGAAAATGTCTTTGCGGTTTAACACTGCACTTATGTTATCGGCTGTGTTTTTAGATACGTTTTTACCGTTTATACAAGAACGTATTGCAGTAAGTGAAACACCGCTTTTTTCTGATAACATTTTTTGAGTATAGCCAGCGGCGGAAAGTATTTCTTTGAAATCACTGCAAGGCGTGTATTTTGTGTCAAGTCTTATGCCGTCCTCTGAAAGATTGTTATAAAACTCCATTAAATGATGAGGTTGTAATTTACATAGTTTTATATGTCCGATTGCGGGGGTTATTCGGTTCATAAGCTCCTTGTATCGTGTTACGGTTCGGGAGCGTAATTGTTTATCTGCATAGTCGTTAAACCACCTTTGAGCAAAGTCATTGAAAGTTATGTTGCCGTCAAGAAATTGTCCCGTTATACATTTTTCTTCAAATAACACCTTTTGACGTTCAAGCTCCTTATCTATTTGCTTTTTTGTCATTCCGGCTGACGGTTTCCAAGTTATTGATTTTTCAATGTGCTTGCCCGTGCAGTCATAGCCGCAAGATACTCTTATTTGATATGTGTTACCCCTTTTTCGTACTGTTGCCATTAATAAGTCACCTTCTTTTCTTTAACATCTTTTAACCATTGTAGATATTCATTTTCTGTTGCAATACCGTTTTTAACTTTTTTCTTCCATTCTTTTGAGGCTGTTTTGAAATTTTCAAAATCTGTTTTGTATGCTTCAATATCGGGATTGCGTTTAGCAAGCATTTGTTTTTGTTGGTAGATTTTTCTGTGTAATTTGCTTACCGGATTGGATGTGATTTTTTTATAATATAATTCTTGCGAAGCGTATTCTTTACATGATTTTGTTGGATTTTGAGGTGCCGGTTCATCACAATACATAGTGTCTGAACGATTATAAGGTATAAAATACTTTTGGCAGTTTCTACATCTCTTTACTTTAATATTGTTTTCAATGATTTTTGTCATTGAAGCAGCGAACAAAGATGGTATATCATCTAAACTAACACTCTCTAATAATTCTATATCGCATTCTTTTATAATCTTGGCTTGTTCTTTAAATGACAGATTATCTATATTTTTACATGCGGATATAGTTTTACTGCTCTTAAATTCAAAAATGCCGCTATATTTAAAATCTAACATAGTTCTATCATCATCTTCAAAGTTATATAAATATAAATATGTCCGTTGCATATTATTCAAAGGGTTCAAATAATCTTTGAAGTCAGTATTGCAAATGTAATCAATGTAATTTATATATCTTTCATAAAGATTAGCAGTGTCCGTAAAAAATAAAAGCTGTTCAAAAAGCTGTTTTAATATTTCTTTAAATACTGAACTAATGGTATAAACTATTAATTCATTATTTAACTGATAAGAATTGTACCCTAACCCTCCAATGAATTTAAAGTCCTCATAATTTAAATAATGCCAAAGTAGCGGATTTTGTTTATACAATTTGATATACGCATTTTCTAAAAATGTATTCAGTCCTAATAAAAATGATTTATCACTACAATTTTGTGCTATGTTGCATAGTTCCTCATATAATGGGCGAACTTCTAAAGTGAGCGGCGAATTTTTATCTTTATCTTTGGATTCAAATAAATTAATAATATCCATCAATAAAAAACGGTTATTTAAAATATGTTCCGATTTTAATTTTATCGCAATATCTTGCAATGTTTCGCCTGTTGTTATATTAATTGTATAATTTAGCACATCATTTTTAAGTTGTTTAAATATATCTGTTCCACAATTACATGATTGGATAAAAGAAGTGCCAAGCGGATATTCTTTTTCAAAAATTACATCATTAACAACATCAGTAAAAATAATTTTTTCTGTTTGTGCGGCATCATTAAATATTATATTCCCAAATAGCTCCTCTGCATTGTATTCCATTAATAAGGTACTGTCAAAAATATTCATACGTTTTCTCCTGTCGTCAGTCAATAAATTAAATTATTATTAAATAATTGTCGTCAAAGTTTAATTTGAACTATTGACTTATTAAAAGTCGTATATTACAATATCAACATAATAACTAACAACATTATATTCTAAAAAGACAATACAGTCAAGAGAAATAATTAAACGAGGTGAAAAAATATGACAAATGAAGAATTAAAACAGAAAATTAAAGAAAGTAATTTGTATCAATGGCAGGTAGCAAATGCGGTAGGGGTTTCAGAAATGACGCTTATACGTTGGCTTAGAACTCCAATAACAAAAGAACATGCAGAACAAGTAAATGCTGCCATAGAATTTTTAAAGGCAGGTGATTTAAGTGAATAATATTGAAACAGTATATAAGCCCGCACATATGCGAGGAATAAAGCAGGCGATAGAAGAAATCAAGCAAGCGGACCCGTACACTGCATTAACAGAAAAAGCACTCCGCCGCCTTATATTAACTAAAGAAATACCGTCGGTAAAGATTGGTGCGAAGTACCTTATTAATATGGACGTGCTTAACAATTACTTATGCACAGGAACGACTGAAAGCGAACAGATAACCGCCGCAGGAATAAGAAAAATAGCAGAGTAGGGTAATATGACAGATTATGCGGAGTACATAAAAGAACGGGTAAGCATAGTTGACGTTGTGGAGCGTGCAGGCGTGAACTTAAAGCACAACAAGGCTTGTTGTCCGTTTCATCACGAGAAAACGCCGTCATTTTCAATCCACCCTACTAAAAATATATTCAAGTGTTTCGGTTGCGGTGTGGGCGGTGATGTTATTGAATTTACAAAACTGTTTTACAAAACCGACTTTATCGGGGCGGTTAAGATTTTAAATGACGCTTTCGGTTTGGGTATAGATTTTAAACAAAAGAGTGGCGAGGCAAGCAATATAAAATCAAAAAGGGAAACGGACAGAATAGTCAAAAATGTATATAGTGCAAAATTCAAACGGTGCGAAACGGCTTTACTGCGGTATCGTCAACGATTACACAGTATTATAGTGAATTACAAGCCTACGGACGAAGTAACCGATTTTTCAGACAAATACACAGAGGCGGTAAAAAGGATTGATACGGTGGATTATTTTTGTGACGTAATGGCAAACGGAACTTTTGAGGAAAAAAGAGATTTGATATATACGAAAGAGGTGAGGAATATTGAGCGAATGTTTAAGCAATGATGATATAAAAGAAATATGTCAAAATGCCTTTAAGTATGAATATGACGTCGATACGGTCAGCAATTTGTTAAATGAAATATACAAAAGTCACGATAAGGAAATAAGAGAAAAGTGTATTAATACAATTCTTACAGAGGCAAGGGAACTAAAGCAACTGACAAGATTTAAAGAACAGCTTAAGCAGTTTAAAAAAGAATATATTCAAAGGCAAATAGAGGCGAATGTATCGGGAGTTGCGGAACTTAGTACAGTACCAAAGGGATATGAGAATATAAAGGGCGTTTACTCTTGCGGTGATTATATTTTAGATGACAAGGGAGTAAAAAAGACGGCAAAAACAAAAGACGGCGACTTTGTGCTTGTGCCTATATGTTCTCACCCGCTTTTGATTGTGGAGCGGTTAAGGAATATACAAGATAATTGTGAAAAGGTTGTACTTGCTTTTTGCGTCGGAAATCGTTGGGAAACGGTGCAGGTTGAACGTGAAGTAATTGCGAGCAATACGAAAATTATCCGATTGGCAAACTTCAGTATAGACGTAACTTCCGAAACGGCAAAAGATATTGTTAAGTATTTGCAATGCTTAATGCAGAAGAATATTAACTTGATTAAAGTATCGCATACCGTCAACCGTTTGGGGTGGCAAGGCGGCGAATTTGTGCCGTATTCGGATAAGGTGAAATGCGACAGTATAGCGGAATTTTCGGGGATATATAAATCAATAGCGAGTAAGGGCAATTATGACTTGTGGAGAGAACACTGTTTGAAACTTCGGGAAAATATTTATTTAAGGCTTACAATGGCGGCGAGCTTTGCCGCCCCTTTGATAGAAATTATAGGCGGTTTACCTTTTATCGTTCACCTTTGGGGCGGAACGGGAGCAGGCAAAACAGTAGCTTTGAATGTGGCGGCGAGTGTGTGGGGAAAACCGAGCGGCGGACTTGTGAGAACGCTTAACGGTACTTCATACGGCATAAGCGAAACGGCGGCTTTTATGTATTCTCTGCCTTGTATTCTTGATGAATTGCAGACGATTAAAGGCGGAAACACTTCATTTAATCAAATGATTATGACACTTACAGAGGGTATGAATAAGACACAAGGAGCGGCAAGCGGCGGCATAAGGCAAGTTAAGCAGTGGAAGAATTGCTTTATTTGTTCGGGTGAAGAAAATATCGTAAAGGACAACAGCGGCGGCGGAAGTATTAACAGAGTTATAAGCCTTGAAGTACAAGATACAGTTATTGAGGACGGCAATTATACAATGAATGTTATAAGTAATAATTACGGCTTTGCAGGACGTGAATTTATAAGCCGTCTGAAAGAAGAAAAGGCTTTGATGAACAGTTACAGAGATATTTTGAAAGAGTTGCAGGCGGACACTGATACAACGGATAAGCAATGTATGGCAATGGCTTTCTTGTTACTTGCCGACAGTTTGGCGGTTAAGTATATTTTTAAGGACGAATGTAACTTGAATGTAAATGACGTTAAGCAGTTTATGGCTACAAAATCGGAAGTTGACATTGTGGAACGTACTTATAAATGGTTGTGCGATTGGGTGGCTCAAAATAAAAATAAATTTAATGACTTAACCAATGATACCGGCGAAGTGTGGGGAAAGGTTGAAAATGATGTTGCTACGATTAATAAGAGTGTACTTACCGAGTGTCTGCAACGTAATAACTTTGACTACGGTTCGGTTATGAGAAAATTCGCTGAACGTGGATATATTACGCGTAATTCACAAGGTAAATATGTACATCAAACAAAGGTGCGAGGTTGGAAAGCAAGCTATATAAAACTTGTATGCAGAGATAACGAATATACAGAAGTATCTGATACTTCACCATTTTAATAAATAAGTCTTACTGTCTTATCTTTGGACTTACCCAATTTTTGAAAAAGGTAAGACCACCCAAAACCGCTTAAATACTTACTATTTACATATATTAATATATATATCTTACTTGTCTTACCTAATTATTATATATAGTATATATAAACAAAAAAATATATATTATTTTTTATAAATATATATAGCTATACACTAAAAAAATCGGCAAGACAGTAAGACTTTCACTGAAAATGGCTTAGCTATGCGGTTTATCGGGCTTACCTACTACCGAAAAAACGTAAGAAAAGCACAAGACTTGCAGTAAGACACGACAAAAAAGGAGTGAAACAATATGGATTTAGGTATAAAGAAAATAGTAGACGGAATAAAAGAGGTTTATCCAAACCTTGACAATAGCCAAGTAATAGAGCTTGCAAAAGCGGAGGTGTTGCATAAGATTTATATGTATGGCTTAGATGTAAGGTTAAACGAGGGCGAAAATGTTCCGCTTGATATAAGGGGTAAATTGGACTTGTGGAACAGTAACTAAAGAGGTGCATACATTGGAACATATAAAAGATATATTACCGAGTGCGATACAACAGCTTACAAAGAATAAAGTTGAATATTACAAACGTCAAGCCAATCACTATGCAAAGCTATACATAAAGAACGGCAACTTTGCAAGCGAATATAAACGAGATTATTTTAATAATTTGTTTACGGCTGATGAGGCGGTTATAATCGTAAAACTTGCGGATGTGTATATTGCTTATGCTGAAAAACTCATTGACAAGCAAGAGGGTAAAAGACGGCAACAAGAGATATTGCAACGATTTGCGGCGGTATATAAAAATAATGAGTAATGCGAAATACTCGGAAATAATCGGAATTTACTACGATTTGTGATTTATAAAAACCTGATAAAACTTGATATTTCCGCCGCTATAATAATTTTATCATATCGGAGGCGGAATATCAATGAGTAATGAGGAACTTGTGGAACGTATAAAGCAAGGCGAAAACAGTTTGATGTCTGATTTATATATGAATTGCAGGCGGTTTATAATTGCAATTATTAAGCATATCGGCATTGAACAAGCGGAAGATTATGAGGACGCAATGCAAGACGCTTATTTCGGACTTTATGAGGCGGTAAAAGGCTTTGATGAAAGTAAAGGGTATAAATTCCTTACATACGCAAAATATCACATTCAAACGGCAATACAACGAGGTAAACTTAAATGCTCGGACTTGCCCGAATATGTTTACAGTCAAAGGCGGCAAATATTGCGTAAGCGTTCGGAGCTTATGCAATCGCTCGGAAGATACCCGACACAAACAGAATTAGCCTTAAAAATGGATATGGACGTAAAAACGGTAAATTATATATTGAATGTTGCAAAGCCTATAAAGTCGATTTATGAGAGTGTGAAAGGGGTTGATAATTTAACGGTGGGTGATACCATACCGGATAATAGAATTGATTTTGAAAATACGATTGCCGCCGCTGATGAAAGACGTTGTATAAATAAAGCGGTTGGCGAGGCGGTAAGTGAATTACCGCAGGAAGAAAAAGAGGCTATAAGACTGTTTTATTTTAAAGGTATGACCTATACCGATATTGCAGAATTAAAGGGAGTTGCCGCCGCTGATGTACGGCGTGAGGTTGCAAAAGGACTTAGACAGCTCCGACACCCGAGAATATCAAGGCGATTGCTTGATGAAGATATTGACCGCCGCACATTGTTTTATAGCCATAGGGGAGTAAGTACGTTTAACACAACTTGGACAAGCTCCACAGAACAAACGGTTTTACAGCGTGAATACTTGAAAAAGCAACTTGAAAACAGCAAAAGCGGCGGATAAGTAAAAAAGTAAGCTGTTTTAAAACGGTTTACCGACAAAATGATAAAAATAGGAGGACTTATACAAATGGGACAGATAACATTTATGCGATTGCACGACAGATATACAGACAGTTTTGAAACAGGCGAGGTGCTGAACAACGCATATAATATCAAGGAAACAAGGATATTGAACGATACAGGAAGTATTGAGTTTGACTATCCATACGACGAAAAGGCGCGTCTAATCAGTCAAAATATGTTGGTTAGTGTAAACGGTCATATATACGAAATCAGCCGAACAACGCGAAATACAAACGGTACAGACACATTGCACGTTTACGGTACACCGCATTTCGTATATGAGGCACAGAAAGCATTTATACCGACAATCGGCGACAATATCGGTAAAAGTTCAAGATATGTTCTAAAACAAGCGATTGATATTATATCAGAATTTAAAAAGTATGTCGGGGAAAGGTGCATTTTTCACATTATGACAGAGGCAGAGCTTACCGCCAAAGGAATGAAGTGGGTAGCAGATGACAAACTGTTAATTGATTTTTTCTCTACCGACAAAACGAATTTGTGGGACGTTATAAAAACGATAATAGAAAATTTGGGGCGTGGCGAAATATATCACGAAACAGGCATTGACAGCAGTAACAACGTTGTATGTAACATAGCCATTGTTGAACGTATCGGCACAGATAACGGCGTCAGACTGCGTTTAGAAAAGAATATGCGAAGCATATCAATAGAACGCAACGTAAGCGATATGATAACGCGTTTATGGGCGTTCGGAAGTGACGATTTAACGGTCAGCAGTGTAAACGGCGGCAAAGCATATATAGACAGTCCAAACATTGAAAAATACGGAGTACAAGAGGGGTACAAAGATTACAGCGACTATACGTCAGCGGAAAAGCTGTTGAGAAATGCTAAATGGGAGTTTGACGAGGACAACGAAGATAGAATAGATGCACCGCAGTTGACAATCAGCGGTAAATTGATTGACCTATCCAAATTAGCTGAATACGGTGCGGCGGAAAAGTTGGAAATAGGCGATACGGTACACGTATTTGATATTGACGGAACGGAATATGTGCAGAGGGTAATTGAGTATCAGGCATATCCGTTGGAGCCGAAAGAGAGCAATATATCAATCGGGCATATCAGACGTGATTTTTTTATCGAACTATGGCAGACGTCAGAAAAAGCAAAGAAATTTGCAAAGTGGCAGACGGCGAATAACAGCGTAAACATTCGCAAAGTACAAGGAACGGTGAACACAGACCGAAACGAAGTGCAGAGCGACAATGAGCTGTTGAAGATTGTCGGCGATTTGCTGACGATAAAGGACAGTCAAAGAGATAGAATACATATCGGTAATGATGAAGTTGACAATAAAAAACAATTTGTATTTCTGTTATATGACGTTGACGGAAACCCTGTAATATTTTTTGATGAAAAGGGTAACGGAATTTTCAGCGGTACAATAAGAGGTGCAAAGATTGAATCAGATACCGACATCAATGTAAATAAAGACGCAAGTGTAGGACAGTATTTAAGAGTTGGATATATCAGCTCATATGTGAACGACGAGGGCAAGACGATATATAAATGGTCTGATGAAAGCGGTATATTATTAAGCGGATATACAAGCATTAAGACTACAAACGGCGGTAATAACCTTGCAATCGGGGCAATGTCATCAATAGAATTAAATGCGACAAAGGTTATGCAGAACGGCAACCGTCTATTGAATACCGATGATTTAAAAGATATTATGGAAGAAATCAGACAACTAAAGGCAAAAATATCAGAGTTGGAAAATTAAAAAAACAAAGACCTGTACACAAGAATAGTACAGGTCTTTGTATTATCTCAAACTATTTATAGTGGGTATAACAGTTGAAACATAATAATCATATGGAATTAGGGAGTTAGTGTCTTCGGGGTGCGGTACATTTTCAAGAATGGCTTTGCCGTCATCACGGGTGCTATCATAAAATACAACAGATGTAAATTTGTATTGACCTAACCCGATATCTTCAAGCATTTCTTCAATATTTTCTTTGCGAACATACTGCACACCGTCAATTACTTCGATTGCCACTTCGGGTAACGGCGATAAGTCGGAAGTGGTTGACGGCTTTGCAGTCGGTGTTGGTGTTGGTTCTGCGGCGGTATCTGTATCAATCGTAATAGTGTTGTCACTGAAACCAACATTGAAACCGCCGACAGCGTCGGCAACGTCACGTAATTTGAAATATGTATTATCGTTGATGTTATAACCCTCAATCGCTGTTTCCGTACCGTTTACGGCAACAGGAAACGGGTTAGCCGTTACGACATATTCTACGGCGAAACCTGTCGCGGTCGCACAGATTATACCGCCTGTTATAAAACCTAATATAAATTTGTTTTTCATAGCTTGTAGCCTCCTTTTTTCTTTCAGTATATACCCTTAAAATGAAAAATGCAAGCGGCGGAAAATTGATTTTTGTTAAGTTTTGTTAAGGTGTTCGCGCACGCACACGCGCGCTATAATTGAAAGAAATTTAAAAACAGCAAAAATATATTAACAACTGTTATATCAAACGCTTACCGAATGGTAGGCGCTTTATTTTGTTAAGCTGTATGCGTGCGAGTGTTCCAACGCTTTATAACATCCGATAGAACATCAAGCCAATCGTGAAATTTTTTTGTTATTATATTTTGACCAGTAACGGCTATAACAGTACAAGAGCGGCAATGTTCGCACTGTACTTTTACACAAGGGCTACCGTATGAACTAAGCGGAATTAAACGAGCCTTGCCGCCGCAAAAAGGACAAGCGTGTAATTTTTCGTGCTTGAATTGTTCGGTAACGGTTTCTTTATTTTTTGTTTCATATTTAACGGTAAGAATATCATTTTCATCTTTAGAGCTTATAAAAGCAAAGAAATTATTTCGGTTCATTATTAAAATCCTCCTAAAAATATTGACTTTATAGAGGAAATGCACTATAATTTATTTATGTGATAAACTTGTGTGTATTTCCTCTTCTGGTGGTATGCACTTGCCTTGTATGAGTTGGTAGCTTGTACAAGGCTTTTCTTTTATGATAATTGCAAGGTTATTACCGCTCCGTAATTCATAAAACGGGTATAATGCCATCTGACCTCTTTAAAGGCGGTTTTAAGCTTAATTCCTTTGTCGGCTATTGCTGATGTGGCATAAGCTAAATTCTTCGGAATATAGCCCATTTTGTAAGCGACAGAACTATTTACACTTATCATAACAGCTACGGCGTTGTTATCGTGTAAATTTGCCTTATCACGTTCAAGCCATACTCTTACTTGATTAAGTGTGTAATGTGTAAGTATTCTGTGTAATGCCTTTTGTCTGTTCCCTTTGGTTACTCCAGCGACTTTGCTTTCAATAGCCTTACCCTTTATCAATGCCCAAGCCTTTTTAAAGGCGGCGGAAAGTGTTAAGCCTATTTTCTTTAATCTGTTCGCCATAGTTGCAACTATGCGGCGGATTGTGTGAATGTTCTTCATTGTGTTTCACTCCTTTCGTTTTTGTATAGTCAACCTTGACTATGGTTATATTATACTATATCGTACCCTATATATCAATATACAAAATAACTAAATATGTACCCGATATATTGTTTAAAATGTATATTGTACCCTATATAATAAAATGATATAATATATTTGCAGTTAAGATATTAATTGTAGGTGATAAAGAAATTTATGTGACCTTGATATATTGGAACGGTGGCGGCTGTTCCGCCCTTTATAATGATTTTAGGAGGTGTAAACTGTACTAAAACATATAAGGGGGTGTTAAAGTGAATGATTTGATAAATACAGTGTTAGGCATAATAAACTTACTTATTTGCATAGCATTGATTGATAAACTAATTGAATTATTTAAAAACATAAAAAAATAAGCCGCCCTGTCTACCAAACTAAGCGGCTTATTTAAAGCTTATTAGAGCGGAACAGTTAAAACCGTTCCTTTTATATCTAAACTATACCACATATCAACAACAAAGTCAAGTAGAAAATAGGTGATAATATGGCAGTTTCAAAGGCTCAACAAAAGGCAACCGCAAAATATATGAAAAACAATTATGATGAAATTAAGGTGCGTGTTTTTAAAGGCTCTAAAGAGGTTATAAGCAATTATGCCGCCTCACAAGGTAAATCTACAAATAAGTTAATAAATGAGCTTTTAGAGGACGAAATACCACAATTAAAAGTATTGAAAGAAAATAGAACAGAATAAAAACTAAGCCGTCCTACTCCACAATAGGACGGCTTTTATTTAGTGTTATTATATCCGCTGATTTATGTGGCGGGAGGTATTGCTGTTTAGTAGATAAATTTAAGAAATTTGTATTCTTAAATCTATTCTTCTAATGGTTCATATGCTATATTCTCAATATCAGGACTGGCAAAAATAGACATAGGAGTGTATTTGCTTAAAATAGCTGTACAAGTGTTAAAGGGAATATAAGCATCTTGTATTTCCCTAGACATATATGCAAATAGCACATATAAACTAGCAAGTGCATTAGTAACATTTTTTAATGTAGCTAAATTGTAATTTTTATGTCCTTGATGTTTTAAATGATTGTGAGCTGTCCACCATTCTAAAGTCAAATTATTTTGTTTATCAAAGCAGTTTTTTAATGGCTTTATAGTAGTTCTGGATGATGTAGTAACTTCAATATCGGTTATTTCAGGGTATGTTGATATAATTTTAGATAATAAAGTAGGCATGTCAGTTTTAGATTTAAGATTAAAAGTATTATCAATATGCTTATTTATGAGCTTACACATCGTTTCAAATTCAGCACAAATAATCATTAATAATTTTAAAAATTCGAGAGAAAAAGTTTCGTCATTGTTTATAGATCCTAAAGATGTATGACTAACATATCTGTCAGTAGCCTCAAAATCTTTGCTGATATTTGTAAAGTAATCCCAATGAAAACTCAATTCTTCTTTTGTCATATTAAAACCTCCTAATAGTGTGATAAACTACTATTACTATATCACTTCTGCAATAAGGTTGTCAATAAAAAAATGATTTATAAAAATTCTGTCCGCTATTTGTCCGCTACACATATAAAAATAGCGGACAAAGTACGGTAAAGTATGAAAAGTAATAGTTGCGAAAATGGCTTTGTTATGCGGTTTGATGATATAGTGTGAAAGCGTGAGTAAAATATAATATACTACTCATAACCCGAAGGTCGCTGGTTCAAGTCCAGTCCCCGCAACCATTAATATGTACGCCCAAGTTTACGGTCACTGTTCCGTCTGCGTGGGCGTATATTTTTGTTACAAAATTGCGTATCAATGTGTTAGAATCAGTGGAATCAATGTTTTCTGCTGATTCTTTTAGCATTTCAACTAATTTATCACGGTTTAATGTGCGTGTTTTATTTTTTTCTTTGTACGTAATGACGTCCTCTAACTCACTTTTACGAATGCGTAGCTTATCAACTTCATCTTTTAGTTCGGGAATATTAACACCGCCTAAAATGGCATTTATACCGTTGGTTATTTTTGTTTCGATTTCAGATAATTCCTTTTTCTCTGCTGACACGTCCGGTGCGGCGGAATTAACCTGCTTGCAAATTTCATCAGCCAATGTTTCAAAATCTGCGGTTTTTAAATAGTGTTTTATTTGCATTACTACAAATGTTTCCAATCTATCAGCATTTATATTTTTTGTACAACAGGTGTGCGTGCGGTATTTGTTACCGCAAATATAGTACGGTGTACTGATTTTTTTTTGATTAGTTGACGTATGACCTACAAATGTAGCACCACATTTATCACATTGTATTAAACCGGACAACAAATAATTGTGTCTGCAGGACTTTGACGTTGCACGTCTTGAATTATCTTTCATTCTTTCTTCAACCTTTCTCCAAATGGTTTCATCTATAATTGGTGGGATTGCATTTTCAATGCGGACAATATCGGGATTAGGTCTACCGCCTGCCCATTTACCCATAATTTTGATTTTTCGTTTATTCCACGTATAAACACCTATGTATCGTTCATTTTTCAAAATAGAATATAACGAATTTTTTCCTAATGGGCGACCTGCCTTGCCAACTGCTCCGTCTAATTCTTTTAAAATTTCATTATATGAATGTCCGTCAGCATACATAGTAAAAATAGTTTGGACGATTTTAGCCTCTTTTGGGTTTATGATATAGTTACCGTCATTAATGTCATAGCCTAATGGCGGGTTTCCACCGCAAAAAATACCTTTTTTTGCCCGTTCATTTTTGCCGTCTATAGATTTTTTTCGTGTGTCCAAAACCATATGTTGACCTATTCCGGCGGTTATTAATTCTGTTAGATATGTATTCGGGTCTAAAATGTCACCTAAATGTTGATTGCACGATATAACCTGTATATCTATGCGTGCCATTTCTTGTCTAAATGAAAACCAATCAACGACGTTTCTACTGCCGCGTGAAATATCGTAGATGATTACCGCGTCAAAAAGATGTTGTTCAGCGGCGGCAAGCATTTGTTGGAATGCAGGTCGGTTTGTGTTTGTTCCGGTCATAGCCTCATCGGAATACACTTTCAGCAAATTTATATCGTGTTTTTCACAGTATTCTTGTATGGCCGTTGTTTGATAGGCTATACTGTTATCTGTTTGAAATTCTGTACTATATCGTGCATATCCGACTGCATTAATTTTTTTGTTCATAAAAATAACACCTCTTAACTTGATTTTTAATCGGTGTTATGGTACAATATATATGTTTTTAATTGGTGTACCATAACACTACACTATTTCCCCGACTGTTAGTAGCGGTCGGGGATTTTTTTTATTTTCAACCTATTTTTTGTGAATCGGAAGAATATAAATCTTTTTTATATTTGTCTTTGACAATATCTATGGTTTGTAATATATATTCTTGACCTTGTTCAGATAAATTCCTGTATGACTTTATCAAATATATTTCTTCATCTGATAGATTCGTAATATCTTCACGTTTATTTTCACGAAATTCTGCAAGAATATCTTTAACATTATATATATCACATAATTTCATAAGCATTTCAGCATCAGGCTGACCGTGATTGTGTTCCCAAGCATTAACCGTCTTACCACTTTTACCCAATAATTCCCCAACTTGCGAAGTTGTTAAACCGGATTTCTCACGCAATCTTTTTAAAGTCAATGCTATATATTCCCTTGAAATTTTAATCACCCTCTTTCAGTTCTTGTTGCAATTATACCACTATAAATATTTAAAGTCAATACAAAAATCTACAAAAAGTAGATAGAAATATAAAAAAAACACTTGACAACCTACAAAAAGTAGATTATAATACAATTACAATCTACAAAATGTAGACAAAGAAAAGAGGTGGTAAAAATGAAATCTACAAAAATGTATATTAATGAAAAATTAAATCAGTATGTGACGGCAAAAGGAATAAAGCAGATATACATATCACAGGCAACAGGAATTTCGGCAGATATAATTTCAAAAATCTTGCAAGGAAAAAGAAAAATAATGGCTGATGAATTTCTTGAAATATGTTCTGCGTTAAATATTAATCCGGACTATTTCAAGAAAACAGCTTAAGCGGCGGAAAGGAATGAGGAAAAATGCGAACAGCAACAATCGAACGTCAACTAAAAAATGGTGACAAAATAAAACTGTCTCTTATACTCGACAGTAACAGACAAATCAATGAGTTTGACGAGTTAGAGACAGTTTGTAAAAACATAAGAGATATGTACGACAATGCATTGAAAAATCTTTTTCAAGACGATTCAGAAAGCATTATAAAGTCGATAATCGGTATGGAAAATTAATCGTGTCCTTGCATTGCAGAAACAACTATACCACCAATCATTTGAATAAGAGGAGCTAAAGAAGATATGTGAGAAAGAACTTTGCTGAATTTACTTGCTTTGAGTGGTTTATTATTAACAATAGCATCATTTAGCAGAGTAATAATTTCTTTCATAGCCTCTTTGTCGTTCATAGTGCTTTGCTCTATAAGTTTAATCGCATAATCGGCAGTAATGCCTGTTGTGACATTAATGTTATTGCCATTACCAACATTAAAATTAGAAGAGTTATTAATTGTTACATTTTGTGGCTGTTGTTTTGCAAGTTCCATAGCCTTTGTTTCAAAATAAACTCGACCTTTGTGTAATAACTGAATGTCGCTTATACCAGTATCAGAGAGTAAAGCATCAATATAGCTGTTAGTATAAAGATTTTTAATAATGTCAATAAAAATGTCTGGATTTATAGTAGAGAAAGCAGCACATATAGTTTCTGATTCAAACCAAGTGCTAGGTTGTAATTTGTCAAGGTCTATTATGTATTTTAAGATTGCCTCTGATTGTGAATCTAAAATCATTATAATCACCCCCTTTCTACGAGATGATTATAACATTAATTGACAAAATTCGCAACAGACAATCAGAAAACAGCCTAACGAGGCGGAAAGGAAGTAGGAGAATGGAAGAAGTTTTAACAACAGAAGACATCGCACGAGATATTTTGCGTACGTCATACAAACTACTAAAGAGATATGATGATTCTATTGAAAAAGATGACAAAGAAAAATACCTACAGTATGCACCACAGGTATTTAAAATGTGCGCTGACTTTCAAAATCAATTTTAGTCAGTTAGTGTCGGAAAGGAAGTAGGAGAATGGGCGAAGAAAATAAACAGCCATTTGCCGATATTGAAACAAATCAGCAAATGACTGTCGGAAAGATTAATCTTGCACCATATCCGGCAAAGAATTTTTGCGAATGGTTGCAAGAGCAAGCTAAAGTTCAGCGCAGTAGAAAGGATAGCTAAGATGAAAAAATTTTGGAAAGAATATCGCACAACCATTTTAGTATCAGCGGCAACTTCGGTATTAAGTACATTGTTATGTTTGTTGTTACAAATGACACGATAACAGGTATTAAAGCATTTTTTAACCAAAGTTCCTTTTTTGCAACTCATTGTTTTATGTGATAATTCTGTAAGACATCTCTCCCAATATCAGTAATATGAAACATATTAAGACTTTTGCGAGGGGTTTCATAATCATTAGTTGGTCGGTCAAATTCTTCTTCTATATAATTAGAATTTGCGATAGGAAAGGGGACATCTCCATTTAATTTATAATCGACTTTAGACAATTTGGATAAGACATAATCTAAGGACGTAATGCTGTTATTTAAATGCTTTTCAATATCGTTTTTGTGGACTGATGTAAAACGATTAATATATTCTAATACTTTGTAATCGTTTTTAGTTAGTTCTTCGACAGGAACGCTCATAATATGATCACCTCGCTTTCTGTGGTGATTATAGCACAAAATGACAAAAAATACAAATGAGAACATAGTGAGGCGGAGAGGAGAGAAAACAATGGAAACCCGAATAGAAATAGATATTAATGCACATAGTCCGACAAATGACGAAATGTGCAAGATTATAACAGGTAAAAATATTTCGGATTTTGCACACGAATTACAGATAAATCCGAAATATGATTATCTGTTTGACAAAACAGCATAGTTAAAATAGGTTCGCAGGCAGATACGAACCGCCCGAATAGTACCCCCCTTAATACATTTTGAAATTTTAATGAAATCTGATAGGGCGGTTCCTATGTGCCTGCGAGTTGAAGAAAGGAACGATAAAAAATGAAAAACAGTGACCCATATATAGGTATATTTTATTTAATGGGTATGATGTTTGGAGTGTTCATTATAGCAATGGCATTAAGAAAGTAGGTGCGAAATGACAGTAACAGAGCGATTATTAGAGCAATTAAAAAAAGAAAAGTATAAGATAGAGGCAATATATAGAAAGCCACTACCAGTAAAAACATACATATGCGAAGAAGAAGTAAGAGGGCGGTCGGAAACAGATGCAGTATTGAGTTTTTTAATAAAAAATAATATAAATCCGGCTGACTACATTATAACTACGCAGAAAATATAGGAGGATAAATAATGTACGATAAATACATAGAACGAATAGAACAACTGAATGAACAGGGTCAGCATATGGCGTTGCAAATGCTTGACGATTTGCTCAGTAATAAAAAAAATAGAAAGGACATTGAAAGTCCACGACAAAGATTTATTAGAGAAACAGACCAAGTGCTTGCACTGATAAATCAACCCAACAGCGGAGCAGAGAGCAAGAAAGTGTTGCCGTTATTTAAGAAGAAAGTGTCGGCGATATGAGAAGAAAAACATATAACAGTCAATGTACTGTCTGCGGGCAGTGGTATTTGACAGACGTTGACCCTGTCAAAATAGTGGGGGCGGTAACCCCGACAGGCGGCTTTATCTGCCGCAAGTGCAGACAGGCAAAACAACCTGTAACACGAACACCACCGCCCAAGACAGTGCAGATGACATTTGATGAATTGGCACAAAAAAAATAGCGGTTATGCTGAACCGCCATTTTTTCAATAAATACTATATGGTATAAAGATACCCACATATCTATTATACCATATAGTCAAAAAATAATCAAGCAAAAAAGTTTAAAAAACCTTGATTTTTCAAGGTTTTATAACTTGTTTAAGTAATTAAATTTAGAACGAAAAAAAAGAGAAAAGATATATGGCATACATAGAGAAAACAATCGTCGCAGGAGAACACATTTTTAAAGAAAAAGGTTTTTCAGCGAGATACGGAAAAAAGAATATTCCAAGAGGTCCGAATTGGAATGAATGTACAGAAGTCCAAAGACGCAGAAATGAATTATTAAAGAAAAAAAGAATTGTATGGGCTATATGTGCAAATTTCAAAAAGACAGATTGGTGGATAACATTGACGTACAGGCGGTGTGAACGTCCCGATAGTATGTCAGTGGCAAAAAAACACCGTAGCCGATTTATTAGGCGGTTACGGGATAAGTTGAAGAAAAAGGATATACCGCTGACCTATACGGCAATGACCGAACGCGGTGTCAAGGGTGGGTTACATCATCATTTTATAATCAAAAATGTGTTTGACATAGGTATCATTATCAGCCTGTGGGAACACGGCAAGGTGCATATAGAAAATATATACACTGATTCAATGTATGATTTGGCAATGTATTTCGTCAAGGGTGACAGTGAAAAATCTGAAAAAGATTTCACAAGTAGCCGAAATATGAAAAAACCAAAAATCAGATACAGAATAATACAGGCCGAAAGGTGGACAAGCACACCGAGAGCAAAAAAACACTATGAAATAATACATAGGTTTGACGGGTTCCACGATTTCAGCGGATACCCGTACCAAGAGTACGTTATGGTTAGGCGGTGTTAAAGATGAATGACGGCTGTAAGGGGTGCAAGTATGAAGATACACCGTGCATAATTCGGATCTGCGGTAACGCACCCGGAGCAACGGCGGAAGATATAAAAACATTAGAAAAATGTACAATGTTAAACAAGATTGAACAGAGAAAGCGAGGACAAAGCAGTGGAAAAAATGACAGCGGAAGAATACAGAGCATTGATTGATGAAAACAGAAATGCAGACGGCGAACAAGTATTGAGAAATAAAAAGAGTTCTGCAAGAGGCAGAGCATTTGAAAGTCTGTTGATGCGTGGTTGTAATTACTACCGTCAAAAAGGTATTGCAATCATCAACAAGGTGAATGAGCCATATATAGTTACCAAGAAAACAAACGGCAACAAATTTATGGGGCGGTTCACAGGAAGAGCCGAGCCGGATTTCAAGGGAGTGCTAAAAGGCGGTAGAGCTATCGCATTTGAGGCAAAAAGTACTCAAAAAAGCCGCATTCAAAGAAATGCGGTTACAGATACACAAATGGAGTGGCTGCGTGAGCAAAAGAAAATGGGTGCCGTTGTGTTTGTGGCGGTCAATATCCAAGAAAAATTCTATACCGTTCCATTTGAGGCGTGGGACAATATGAAAAAATATTATGGCAAAAAGTTCTTGTTGCACGAAGATATAGACGAATTTGAGGTTATATATGACGGGTCCGTCCGATTTTTGGAATACGAGGACGGCACAAAGGTTGATATAGAGGGGGTATAAAATTATGACAAAAGAAAAAATATTACCGCTGACATTAATAGTTATACAACTGATGTCAGCAATCCCGTACACGATTACGGGGGATGGGCGAAAAGTAGTGTATTGGATTGCGGCGGCGGTTTTAAATATAGCCGTAACATTTTAGCGATAGGAGGCGGAAAAATGAAACTAAAGTACATTTTACAATTTTGCAAAAAGAATAAATATTTATCATTGGTGCAGTACGGCGACAAAAAATATTTGTCTGCCGGCGAAGTCACTGCATTAGTACAAGGAATTAGTCCGAAGTGGAGCATTGACGATTATTATACGGCAATGGGTGTTGATGAGGGTAGACGTGAAAACTATACGGCGTATGAAGATGTAGACTGTGAGGATATAAACGTTGATGAATTAGACCAATTGTCAGCGTTGCCGTTTACTATCGGCACAGGTGGGGATACATACAAATTATTCACACGAACCGACGGCAGAATTATGGTATTGAACACAAAATATATAACTGTATTCCGTGATGAATTTGCAGTTGAATATTATTCACGCGGTGCATTAGATTATATATTTGTTGTATCGCGTGGCATATGCGTAGGAATAATCACAGCCACATCACTGAATATGCAACAACTAACCGAATTTGCGGGAATAATTCGTGACGGATTCAAACGCAACTATGAAACAAATTTTATGGATAATGGCGGTCAAATTGAAATAACCGACTAAATCCCAATCGATTGAGAAGAAAGAGAGGAAAAACAATGATAAACACGGTCATAAAACAGATAGAGGGGCAACAGGCAGGAAAGGAAAATACTGCACCGTATTATGTTGGTGAACAGTTGAAAGACATCATCAGAAACAATCCACAGGCGGCGGAAAAAGCGGAGCAAGCAGCCAAAAAATCGAAACAAAAGGCGAAAAATGCGGAACAACAGTACAAAAAGCTACAAGATGATGTTTCGAGCGAAAAGGAAAAGGTTGACGCGGCAGAAAAAGAAAACGAGGAGTTAAAAAAGACCATTGAAAAACTGCAGAAAGAATCACTGTTAGGCAGTAATGAAAAAATGGTTAAACTGCAAATGTGTTTTGAACAGGCACAAAACAGTATTATAGCGGTTAAAACCGCACTTGCGGCGGTTGAGGGGTCGGAGAAATACGACAAATTGTTTGCGGCGGTAAAAGAAACATTAAAAGGAAAGGTGGAAGAAATATGACGGTGCAGGAATTACAAGAATTTGCGAACGAATTAATTGAAGTTGGCAAGGGCAGTTATACAGTGTTGGCGGATGAAGGTTATTCATATGTAACCAAAGACAGTATAGAAGTCGACGACAAGGAAAAAGAAATCACAATATACGGTAAAGAAATCACAATATATTGAAAGAGAGGAAAAAAGAAATAAAAAAAGATTGATAAAAGAGGAGGCCCAAAAATGCGAAAGACATATTGTTCAGTATGTGGAAAAATGATGAACGAAAAAATCGACGAAAACAGTGGTAAACCATTTAAAATACAAATGTGTTCTGTTTCCTGTATCAACGAGGCGTGGCATAATGTCACCGAGGCACTGAAAAAAGGTGTACGTCCCGAATGGGTGTACATCTGCAACGGTGAACAACCGCAACCACAGTCACGAAGTAACAATAAACGGTATATATACCATAATCGAATTGTGTTTTTACAAAACCAAGGGTTCACGATTAAAGAAATAAGCAAAGAATTAAATATAGCAGTAGCAACGGTATACGGTTCGCTAAAACAGTACGGAAATGAAATGATATAAAAAACGAGGGAGAAATAAGCAAATGAGAAAATATAAATCAAAATTTATGAAACCATACATACGAAAATTAAAGGCGGGTGATTTGAAACGCATAACGTCACAAATGACATTTCAAGCACTGTTCAATGAATGTATTATCGATTATGCACGTCGGTACAAAAAACAGGTTTATGTACTGACGTTTGCCGGAAGTCGTGATATTTTAGATGTCAGTATGAACAAAACAAAGTTAAGAAATTCTATTGTTGCGATTGATACATCAAACAGAGAATATAACATAATACGGAATTCGTGGAAACGGTCAATACAAAGAATGAAACAAAATGACAGAAGAAAAAACGGAGGAAATCAATGAAAAGATTAATCAATCCAAACCGCCGGCAGAAACTATTTCTTGCCGAACACGGTTTAAAATCGGAAAATTGGAAAATTGAAAAAGAAACACCGGAATATTTGTATATAGTCAGTAAAAACGGACAACACAGGCTGTTAAACAAAAACTAAAAATCGCAATCGATTACGGAACAGGGGGCATATCATTGACGCAAAAAGAATTACAGGAATACAGAAAAATAATGCGAAATGCAGAGAGTATTGAATATCAAATACAGAAATTGCAGTCGCAAATCAATAAAGTGACGGCAATAGTCAATGATATGCCACGCGGCGGAAAGTCAACCGATAAATCTGAATTGATTTGCAAATTGATTGATTTACAGGAACAATATAAAACAGAATATTCAACGGCGGCGGAAAAGTTGAAAACAATCGAAACTGCGATTGCGGAGCTGTCGGACCCACAGGAACAGGCGGTACTGCGATATAAATACATATTAGGACTGAAGGAAAATAAAATCTGTATAAAAATGAACTTTGAAAAAACTAAAATATACGAAATTCATAAATCAGCGTTAAAAAATTTGCAAAAAAATAAAAACGCGGAGTAAAACGGAGTATATTTCGTGTTATTATAGTAATGTGAAAAATTCACAATAGGGTTTTCTCCTTTTTTTCTTCTATCAATCGGGAACCGCCGTAGCGTGTAAACGGCGGTTTTTGATTGCGAGAAAATCCCAATCAATTACGAAAGGCGGACGGAACATTGAAAATTGTAAATAAAAATATTTCGGATATAAAACCATATGAAAACAATCCACGCATTAACGTTGACAGCGTGGATAAAGTGGCGAACAGTATCAAAGAATTTGGATACAGAGTGCCAATCATCATAGATAAAAACAATGTAATCGTCGCAGGACACACACGTTTGCTTGCGGCGGAAAAGTTGGGTATAACGGAAATACCGTGTATAGTCGCAGACGATTTAACAGAACAGCAAATCAACGCGTTCCGTTTGGTTGATAATAAAACAACTGAATTTTCAGACTGGGACTATGAAAAATTGAAAGAAGAACTGTATGCGTTAGATATGGATTTATCGGAATACGGTTTTGAAAAAATCAGCGAAGAATTTAAAGAGGTATTGGACAACACATCCAAAGAACTGTCGGCAGATGAATATAACGACGATAACTTTGAGTGCACCTGTCCACGTTGCGGGTTTAAATTTAACAGGTGATGAATATGTGGAAATGGAAACTACGTGATATAAACCGTGTACAGAAAAATGGATTGAATGTGTTCAGTTGTTTTTCCTGCGGCGGTGGGTCAACAATGGGATATAAATTAGCCGGATATACGGTGTTAGGCAACTGCGAAATTGACGAAAAAATAAATAAAATGTATGTTGCAAATCATCACCCAAAATACAACTATCGTATGGATATACGACAATTCAAAAAATATGCAAATATTCCTGATGAACTGTATCAGTTGGATATATTGGACGGTTCACCGCCTTGCAGTACATTCTCTATCGCAGGCGACAGAGAAAAGGCGTGGGGCAAAACAAAAGTGTTCCGAGAGGGTCAGTCGGCACAAACATTGGACGACCTGTTTTTTGAATTTATAGACGTGGCCGAAAGGTTGCAACCGAAAGTGATTGTTGCCGAAAACGTCAAGGGAATAGTACAGGGAAATGCAAAGGGATATGTAAACGAAATCATAAAACGATTATCGACAATCGGTTATGATACGCAGATATTTTTATTAAATGCTGCATTTATGGGAGTACCGCAACGCCGTGAGCGTGTGTTTTTCATATCACGGCGGAAAGATTTGCAGTTTGGAAAACTGACATTGAATTTCAATGACAAACCGATACTGTTCGGCGAAATCAGTGACGGTAACGGCAGACCGATAAATACATCAACATTACTGTATAAACGTTGGCAACACCGACGACCGAATGACCGAAGTATCGGAAACATAAACGAACGGCTGACGGGCAAAGACAGTAATTTCGGTACACAGATATGTCACGCACAACGCGTGGCAAGTACATTGGTGTCGGGCGGTGCGTATGTCTACTATGAAAAACCGTGTTATATATCCGATATGGATATGATACATATGCAGACGTTTCCCGAAGATTATAATTTTATGGGACAGTCGGTACAGTATGTATGCGGAATGTCTGTTCCACCGTTGATGATGAAACGAATTGCAGAACAAATTCATCTGCAATGGTTTAATAAATAAAAAAAGACGTGAGGTGCGGGAACACCTCACGCCATACATCAGAGCCATACCTCTGATGCAGATAGTTTATATATTCGCGAACATTAACTATCTGCATTATTATATTACAAAAAAAGAGGGTTTTCAAGTGTATAATGATGTAAATGAGCAAATAAAAAATGCCTTGTTGAAACGTGCAACAGGGTATGAAGTAGAGGAAAAAGAAATAATCATTGACAAAAATAAAAAAGACACAGGCAAAGTCAAGGTCATAAAGAAACATATTCCACCCGACTTAAATGCGATAAAAACTATAAACAGTCTTATACAACGTGGGGAATGGTAACAAACAAAGCGGCGGAAAGTTCCACCGCTTTTTTAGTGCAGAAAGGACCAACAATGAAAATATATTACGAAAAAAATACGAAAACAAATAAAAAAAGCCGCAAACAATCAAAAAAATACGGATTGACATACAAATTTTCAAAATGGCTATTCATATGCAAATGGCGATTTAATAATCGTAAATGGTGTGAGTGCCGACACAAGCGCAGAGCGTTAGAACGTGCGTTGACAAAAAACGGATTTATTTAATTTTTTGTTAAGTTTTGTTAAGGTGTTTGCGTACGCACACGCGCGCGTTAATGGTAGGAATTAAAAAACAGCGAAAAATATATTAACAAAGCGAGGTGAGAAACTATGACGAAAAAAGAAAAAATGTTCGTTGACGCATATGTAAATGACGTCAAGAGAAATCAGACCGCGGCGGCTATTGCGGCAGGTTACAGTGAAAAAACAGCACCGCAGGCGGCAAGTCGGCTGATGAAAAAAGATGAAATCAAACAGGCTATTGATGAACGTCTGAAAGAACTGCACGAGCAAAACACAGCACAGGCAAACGAAGTTATAGAATTTCTCACGGCGGTACTGCGTGGCGAAAACGTTGACAATATCCCGATATTTGTCGGTGACGGTTTTCAAAAACTAACAGAGGGAAAACCACCTGCCAAAGATAGGCTACGTGCGGCGGAAATGTTGGGTAAATACTACGCATTGTTTACCGACAAGACACAGATTGAAAGTGACGGACCTGTCGTTATTATTGATGATATAGGGGGCGAAGAAGATGGCAGTTAGAATGTCCGAAAAAATAGCACCGTCATTTTATCCGGTGCATAAAAAACTACACGACAAACAGTACACACACTATTGGCTGAAAGGCGGCAGAGGTTCGACAAAATCAAGTTTTGTAAGTATCGAAATTATAAACGGTATAATGCAGGATAAAAACGCAAATGCCGTAGCAATCCGAAAAGTTGGTGTATATCTGAAAGACAGTGTATATGAACAGTTGGTGTGGGCGATAGAGCAGTTGGGTGTGTCGCATTTGTGGAAACAGAAATTAAGTCCGTTGGAATTGGTATATAAACCAACGGGACAAAAAATATTGTTTCGTGGTGCGGACAAGCCACAGAAATTGAAATCGACCAAAGTATCAAGAGGGTATTTAAAGTACATATGGTACGAAGAAACAGCGGAATTTAACGGTATTGAGGAAATCAGAAATATAAATCAATCGTTAATGCGTGGCGGTTCTGATTTTGTCGTATTTTATTCATACAATCCGCCCAAATCCCAACGTAACTGGGTTAATAAATACATATTGGAAATAGATAAAAAACACAACTATAAACATCATAGCAGTTATTTGGACGTTCCGCCGGAATGGTTAGGCGAACAGTTTATTGAGGAGGCGGAAAGCCTAAAGGAACGCAATATTGACGCATACAATCACGAATATTTAGGCGAAGTTACCGGAACAGGCGGTGAAGTATTTGCAAATGTGGATATAGTCAGCCTGTCTGATGAACATATCAGCACATTCGACCAAATCCGTGAGGGTATCGACTTCGGATATGCGGCGGATCCGTTTGTGTATGTAAAATGTCACTATGACAAAAAACGAAAAACACTGTACATATTTGACGAAATTTACAAAGTAGGTATGTCAAATCAATCTGCGGCGGAAAGGATAAAAACGAAGAAGAACACGCAAAATCAAATAATAGCTGATAGCGCAGAACCGAAGAGTATTGCGGAAATGAAACGGTACGGACTGCGCATAACAGGCGCAAAAAAAGGACCGGATAGCGTAAACTACGGTATCAAATTTTTGCAGTCGTTAGACAAAATCATTATTGATAATATCCGTTGTCCGAAAACGGCAGAGGAATTTTTAAACTATGAATTGGAACCGGACGGAAACGACGGATTTAAAGACGAATTTCCGGACAAAAACAACCATACCATAGACGCCGTGCGTTATGCGTTGGAAAACGATATGAAAAACAAAACTGCAAAGATACGCAGTAGAAAGGAATTATATTAATGCGATTAGACGAAGAATTAATCAAAGACGGTATAACGGTCAAACTGATAGCCGAATTAATCGAAAAACACGAACGTCGTAACGGCAGATATTCAAAATTGATGAACTATTACAGGGGAAATCACGCAATTTGTCACCGAGAACGAGAGGCGGACGGATTGGCGAATAATAAAATAATGGTGAACCACGCAAAATACATTACAGACATCAGCACCGCATATTTAATCGGTAATCCTGTTAGTTATACACCGTCTGACGGGTACAATATTGACGACATTATAAATGTCTATTTGGAACAGGATATACAGTCGATTGACAAAGAAATTGTGAAGAATGTCAGCATATACGGCAGAGGGTACGAGTTAGTATATTCGGACGGAAATTCACAGCCGCGCAGTGTCAAAATAGACCCGCGACAGGCATTTGTCGTATATAACGACGATTGTACGCATTTTCCGTTGTTCGGTGTTTATTATTATAAAACATACGACGTCAATCACGTTGTAACGGGTATTGTCTGCAATATATACACGGATAGCGAAATATGTACATATCAGTCAAAACAGGATAATTGGAACACGCTTGAATTGACATATCAAGCAATACATTTCTTTGGTGGCGTGCCTATGATAGAATACGTCAATAACGAGGAAAAACAGGGCGATTTTGAGCAACAAATACAGCTGATAGACGGATATAACAAATTGATGTCGGACCGTGTAAACGACAAGGAACAGTTCGTTGACGCTATGCTGTTATTGAAGGGAATTGAAATAGACAGCGAGCAAGCACGAGCATTAAAACGCGAAAAGATTTTACAAACCGATAACGACGAGTACGGCGACGCAAAGTATTTGTCAAAATCACTGTCGGAGGCGGACACAAAGGTACTGCGTGACGACCTAAAAGAAGATATATTCACTACATCAATGGTACCGGATTTGTCAGATGAAAAGTTCGGCAACAACCAAAGCGGTGTGGCGATTAAGTACAAGATTTTGGCGTTCGAGCAGAAAACAAAAGACAAAGAGGGTTACATCACAAAGGGACTGAAAGAACGTTTTAAACTGTATAATCATTTTTTAAACCTAAAGAACAATACGCCGATAGTTCCTGTACACAGGATTGATTTTGTGTTCACACACAATTTGCCTGTAAACAATTACGAAATGTCACAAATGATTACAAACCTAAAAGGTATGGTTAGCACCGAAACACTGATAGCACAGTTGGATTTTGTAACTGACCCACAGGAAGAGGCGGAATCGGCACGGCAGGAAACAGCAAACGAATTTCAACAGCAACTGAACAACAATAGCGATATGATGTCGGGGGGCGGTTGGTAATGCAGTTTAGCGTTGAGGGATTGGAAAATGTGCAGGCAATGATTGATGATAAAATCAATAATCTAACCGAAAAACTGTCAGAGGGTATCGCAGAAAGTTGTAAAGTTGTTGAGGCAGACGCAAGAGGTTTGTGTCCTGTTGATACGGGGGAATTACAGAAATCCATAACATCGGAAGTGTCGGGAACAACCGGCACAGTCGGAACGAACAAAGAATACGCTATGTACGTTGAATTTGGCACATACAAAATGGCGGCACAACCGTATTTAGTTCCGGCGCTGAAATCGAATGAAGAAACCATTGTAGAAATTATCAAAGGCAAAATAGCGGGGTAGCGTATGAAAAGTGAGGAATACTGGAATGATGCCGCCCTAAGGCGAGAAATAGCGGTACAAACGGGAACAAATTATACAGGCGAAGAAATTTTGAAACTGTATGACGAGGCACTGTCGGATATAGATACAGAAATACAGAAAATCAAAATCAATTTTCAAAAGCGTTTCGGCATTGACAACGAAACCGCAGAATATTTCTTGACGCAGGCACAACAGGAAGATAATTTAAAAACACTGATAAAATCGTTGGAATACGCACCCGACGAACAGGCGCGACAAGATATTTTAGCATATATTAGACGTGACGGACTATCTGTCAGAGCCTATGCCGCACGTAAAGAACGTTATGAGGCGGTCAAAGCCGTTATATATGCCCGAATAAAAAAAGTAGCCGTAAAGGAAATAGAGAAACTGTCAGAGCGGCTGCAAGCGGTGTACAAGGAAAGCTATTACGGAGTTATAGACGACAGCGCAAAACAGTTTGATGTCGGTATTAATTTTGCTATATTGAATGAAAATGCGATAAATGCGGCGGTAAGTACAAAATGGCACGGCAAACAGTTTTCGGAGCGTGTGTGGGATAATACTGACAGGTTGGCAACAACGGCGCAGAATTTAGTTGTCAAGTCACTGATGTCGGGTGAGGCGTGGAGCAAGACAGCCGAGAAACTGTCTACGGCGTTCCAAGTCGAGAAATACAATGCCACAAGGTTAATACATACCGAGAGTTCACATATCCACGCAATGGCTGATTTAAAGGCATATGAGGACATAGGGGCAGAGCAATACAGATATTTAGCAACATTGGACTATAGAACGTGTGAACGGTGTCAACAGTGGGACAATATGGTGTTGCCACTGTCGGAGGCGAGAGAGGGTTATAACTATCCTGTATTGCACCCGTTATGTCGTTGCACAACAACCATTGCAGTGGATTTAAAGAACCGCAGAGCAAGGGATCCGCTGACCGGAAAAAATGACATTGTAGATGGTTCAATGAATTATTCAGAATGGTATAACAGCCTATCAGACGAGCAGAAAGCGGCTTTAAAGCTGTCGAAACGCAAAGACAGTAACAAGACATCAGATAAACTGCAACACGCAAAATATGTCAAAGTATTAGGTACAAAAGAAGTGCCGAGAAGTTTTGACAAATGGCAGGAATTAAAGTATAATGACAGTGAGCAGTGGGGTATTTTAAAATCAAAAGCAAAAGGAATGATTTACTATAATAAGGCATTGCAAAAAGAACCACAGATAACAGAATTTATAAAAAAACAAGCTGTTGAAAATGGTTTTAAAATACAAGGTTTGAACTATAGAATAAAATCAAAAGAATCATATTTAAGAAAAATAGAATCAAAATATAGCGAGAATGGCAATAAGTATGAAATAAATGACATTTTAAGATACACATATATTGGCAGTAATAATAAACTGACTGAAAAGACATTGTATAATATACAAGATATGAAACAAAAGGGATATGAAACCATAAAAATAAAGAACACTTGGAATGATAAAAACAATCCCTATAAAGGAATTAATACAATAGTAAAAGATAAAGACGGATTCAAATTTGAAGTGCAATATCATACGCAGGAAAGTTTTAATCTAAAAAATAATGAAATGCACGAATTATATGAAAAAGCAAGAGTTTTAGAAAAGAATTCAGAAGAATATTTGAATTTGAGTAAACAAATGTTTGACATGTCTGAAAAACTGCATATTCCAAAAGATATTGAAAAGGTGAAATGATTATGAAATATTATAGGCTTGAAGATAGAGAACACAAGGATATTATAGTAAAAGCAAATGGCGCTGAACAATATATATATATAAACGGAAAGTGGATAAGGACAGGGATAATGATAGAGTATATGAATGATGAAAGCGAATACTATGATTTATATACAGAAATAACAGAGGAGGAGGCGAAAAAATATTGTTTACTGTAGAAAAGGCATTGGAAATCGCGACCATTGCACATAAAGGGCAAACGGACAAAGCGGGCAAAGAATATATATATCATCCTATTATGGTGGCATTTAGCGTAAAAACAAAAGAGGAAAAAATCGTAGCATTATTACACGACGTTGTAGAAGATACAAAAATCACATTAAAGGATTTAAAGAACTATGGTGTAGGAACGAATGAGTTAACGGCAATAAAGCTATTAACCAAAAAAAATAATGAAGATTATTTTGAATATATCGCAAGAATAAAAACTAATAATTTAGCAAGAAACGTAAAAATAGCAGACTTAAAACATAATTCTGATTTGACACGTTTAAAAGTCATTACGGATAAGGATTTAAAAAGAGTAGAAAAATATAAAAAGGCAATAGCATATCTGACAGAGTAAAAGCACGTTTTCAGACGTGCTTTTTTAATGCTCAAATTCACAATTAATTGAGAAAAAAGAAAGGAAGATTTTTATGAGAAAGATATTCGGTAAAATAATTATGACACAGCGTGAGTTAAACCGAGAGTTGGAAAGCGCCCGTGTACAGGGTAGACGAGAGGCACAAAGAACATTAAGCAGAGAAAAGCAATGCATTATGATTAACTGCGGATTTTTCCCTGTTACAGATGGTTTTTGGGAGGCAATAGGCACACCCGAAATTATTGGACACGGTTTTGATTGGGCGTATTTTGAGCCGGAGGGAAAAAGACAAAAATTTATGCCGTTTCACGGTTGGTTATTTGTAGATAAGACAAGTTTTGAAATCCGTCGCGAGGCGGAAAAAGCAAAGAAAATTTTAAGAGGAGAATATTTAAAAATATAATTAATTCATTGAAAGGCGGTGATAGTGTGAGAATAGGCACAACATACACATAGCAGAAAGGAGTAGTGGTCCGAATATCTCCCGTGCAGGGTTAAGCATTGTCCTGAACAAGACATTAAAAGGTTTTATTTTTATATCCAAAATTAAGAAAGGAATGATTTAATCAATGGAAGGACAAGAACCAAACACAGACCCAAAAGTCGACCCAAAAGTTGACCCAAAAGTCGACCCAAAAGTCGACCCAAAAGTCGACCCACCGGCAGACCCGCCGACAGGCACAAAGGTTGACCCACCGGCAGAGCCACCGAAAACATTTTCGCAAGAAGATATTGACGCGGCCACAAAGAAAGCTGTTGAAGAGGCACAAAAGAAATGGAAAGAAGACGCGGACGAGGCGGCAAGGTTGGCAAAGCTGAACAAGGACGAGCGAGCAAAGGAAGAAATGCGTATCGAACGTGAAAAGTTTGAAAAGGAAAAATCTGAATTTGCACAAAAGCAGTTAGTTGCCGAAACTGCTAATCAACTGTTAGAACGTGGATTGTCTAAGAATTTTGCCGAGCGTTTGTGCGGTAAGACTGCGGAAGAAACCAAAGCGAACATTGACGCATTTGAAAAGGATTTCAATGCGGCGGTAGAAAAGGCGGTAACAGAAAGAATGAAAGGCAATCCGCCGAAGTTCAAAGATCCGGACAACAAGGAAAATGACCCGTTTTTAGCGGGATTTATCAACTAAACAAAGAAAGGAAGTAAAAAATATGGCTATTAATTACGCAAGCAAATACGCAAAGGCGATTGACGAAAGATTTTCAAAAGAGTCAATGTCAAATGCCGTTGTAAACCAAAATTTTGATTTTGTCGGTGTTAAAACAGTAAACGTGTATTCTGTACCTACTGCGGCAATGAACGACTACACAAAAGAGGGTTCAAACCGTTACGGAACACCAAAGGAATTAGAGAACACCGTACAGGAACTGACAATGAACCAAGACAGAAGTTTTACGTTCACAATCGACAGAGGAAACTACAACGATACACAAATGATAAACAGTGCAGGTTCAGCCCTACAACGTCAAATCAGAGAGGTTATCGTACCGGAAATTGATACATACAGATTTGCAAAAATCTGCGCAAGTGCAGGACAAACAGCAACAGGAGCAATCACAAAAGAAAATGCGTACAGTGCATTTTTGGACGGTACAAGTTTTCTAATCGAAAAGAACGTACCGGAGGGAAAAGTAGCGATTGTATCAACTGAATTTTTCAAATTAATCAAGCAAGATGATTCATTCATCAAGCAGGGTGATATTGCACAGAACATTGCAATCAAAGGTCAAGTCGGTATGGTTGACGGTATTCCTATTGTTGTTGCACCGTCAACAAGATTGCCGGAGGGCGTTTTGTTTTTCATCACACACAAAATCGCAACAACATCACCGGTTAAGTTGTCAGAATACAAAATCCACGACAATCCTCCGGGTATTAACGGTTGGCTTGTTGAGGGTAGAGTTTACTACGACGCGTTCGTATTAGACAACAAAAAGAACGCTATTTACGTTCACAAAAAAGCAGAATAAAAAGAAAGGGGCGGTACATATGCGTTTGACAAACGGTACTGATACAGTCAATCTGACAAATCAAATTCAAATCCGTGCGTATCTGACGTCGGGGTATTATGTCGCAGACGGTGAACCGACAGCGGACGAACCGGAAGAAACTGCGGAAACGGTGGAAGAAACCAAGAAACCGACGCGCAGAAAGAAAGAGGACTGATACAATGGATAGTTTGAGTACAGCAAAAATGCTGTTAGGAATAAAAGACAACGAGCAAGACGACTTGTTGTCTTTTTTGATTGATGATATGGAAAATCTAATAAATTCATATTGTCACACAGCCGAAGTGCCGACAAAACTACAAAGTCTTGTGCCTCAAATGGCGGCGGAAATGTACCGCCGAAAAGGGTACGGACAAACAGCCGCACCGCAAGTCATAAAGTCTGTTACAGAGGATAAACGTAGCGTATCATTTGAAACGTCGTCCGCGTCAACCGACACCGACGAATTTTTGAAAGAATACGAATCACGTTTAAGACCGTACCGCTGTAAAAGGGGGTTTTTGCCAAGTGACATCAGCAAACGAAAACTATCGGAACACATTTAGCACGTCTAATAACAAAAATAGCGTGTTTAATAACATATTTAGCGTGTTTGATAACACAACGGCAAAAATCGCCGTAAAAGGAAATTATGACGATTACGAAAACACATACGACATCATAGAAAAAAGTACCGTCACAGGCGATTTACAACCGTACAGCGGGGATATGGCGTCAAAAGATTACGGACTGCAAATTGATTGTCAGTATGTGTTTTATTGTCCCCGTAATTCCGATATAACGGTTGGTGCGTATCTGATAACAGATACAAAAACCTACGAAGTCACATATGTAGCTGATTGGAATATGGGATTGCAAGTGATGTTAAAGGGGGTAAAGCTGAATGGTAGACGTAAATAAAATTATCCGCAATATTTTAGTATCTATGAATTTAGAGGACGTCACCGTTTGTTTTTATCACCCGGACGAAAAACAGGAACTGCCCGTTATCAGCTATTATGAAAATACGACAACGACAGGTTTTTGCTATGACAATGCGGAACAGGCACAAAACACAGCTGTATCAATAGACATATGGACGAACGGCGGCGGTGAATGCAGTCGAATAGCGATACAGGTTGATACAGCTATGCAGGCGGCAGGGTGGTATCGTGAATTGTCGCGAGATATGCCACCCGAAAACGGCGTAAGACACAAATCAATGAGATTTTCAAAACAAGTATATTTTTAGGAGGATTTAAAAAATGGCAAATGAAAATACAGTAGTTAAAAAACCGTCGACAACAATAGGTGTTGACAAATATACATTTTTCAAGGTTGACCAAGATACAGTGACAGAGCTAACCTACGGCACAGGCTATACGTTGCCGGGTACTGTTCAAATCACACCAACCGACAGCGGTAACAGTGATACGTTCGACGCTGATAATAACGCATACGAAGTCAGCACATATATTGAAAAACCGGGACACGACATCGAAAATGCAGATATTCCACCACAGGTAGACGCTATGTGGCGTGGTTTGAAAGTCGACGAAGTCGGCGGTATCGCAGTCAATAACAAGACAGAGGCACCGTATTTTGGTGTAGCGTGGAGAACAGAACACAACAACGGTTCGTACAGATATTTCAGAACCTACAAGGGTAAATACAGTTTTGCGTCTAACGTTGGCGGTAAAACAAAACCGTCAAGCGGAAGTGTAGACCACCAAACAGCCAAGGCGACATTTACAGCGGTCACACCGGATAACAATGACGATATGTATTATTACATTGATGATACAGATTTGACAGCAGAGGGCAAGGCTGAAATTGCTACAAAGTGGTTTGAGGATATGAAGTATAAGCCAACGGCAGAACAGTTAAAAAAGGAACAATCACAGACAGTATAATTACGACATAAAATCATTAAAAGAGGGGACACTAATTAGTTTTAGTGTCCCTAAATTTGTATTAAGAAAGGGAATATATTATGCAAAAAGTTTTATCGTTTACAGAGGGAAAGAAAAAGTACGTATCAAAGCCGTTCGATTTCGAGGCTATGTGTTTAATACAGGAAATTCACGTTACAAGGGAAACGGACAGTATCGGCAGACTATGTGGTGGAGCAGTAGACCACCTATTTGAGGGAACAGAGGCAACACAAGATGTGTTAGACAGAAATCCTGCCGAAAAAATGCAAATGTGTAAGCAAGCGTGGATATGGTATATTGAGAATATGACAAGAAAAAACGTCGAAAGTCCGCAAGAACCGGAAACAGTGACAGCGGACAAGAAAACAGAGAAAAACTAAGAGATATTTACGCTGTTATGTTTAAAGCACATCATTTAATGCCCGACGTGGTAGGCAGGCAAGATCCGACAGTGTTATTTGAAATGTTGGACGCATTGAGTGAAGAAAACAATAACAGCGGCGGAAATACAACGCAAAATAACAGAACAGTAGCCGACAGCCCGTATTTGCGGGCTGTTTTTGGTTAATTAGGAGGTGTTTTAATGGCAGATATAGGCGAAATTACAGTGCGAATAACGGGTGACGCGTCGGATTTGGCGGCTACATTAGGCAGTGCCAAAAATCAACTTGCGGATTTTGCGAATATACAGGCGAGTAGCGGTACAGCCGGAACAAAAAGTTTAGAAAAATACAATAATCAGCTAAAGACGACTGAAAGCACTATAGCAAAAAGCCGTAAAACACTGCAAGAAACTAAAAAAGCATATGAAGATAACGTTAAATCTGTAGACAAGAATGTAAATGCGTTGAAAATGCAGAAGTCAAGCATTGAAAATATGATTTCTGCGAAAAAAAATGAGATAAACACATTAGAAAACGCAAATAAAATTGTCAACAAGGGTAGTACGGCCTATATGGACAATCAACGCGCTATACAGTGGACTACTACTGAATTGAACGCATTGGAAAAGCAACACAAAAAAGTAAGTTCGGCTATCCAAGAGCAACAGAATAATTTAACTAACAGTAAAAAGGCGTACGAGGACGCACAAACAGCAGTCAGCCAAGCTACAAAACAGTATGAAGAATACGAAAAGGGAGTAAAAGCTGCCGAAAAAGTCGCAAATGCCGAGAGGTGGCAACAGACCGGAAAGGGTTTAAAAGAAGTCGGCGAAAGTATTGATACAATCACAAAACCGATACAGTATGCCGCAACGGCGGCGTTGGGTTTAGGTGCTGCATCAGCAGTGGCGGCAGTCCAATTTGAGGACAATTTCGCGAATGTTAAGAAAACCGTTGACGGCACGCCTGAACAATTAGAGGACATTCGTCAAAAGATAATACAGATGTCCACGACAGGTGTCAACGGACATTCGGCCATTCCACAGACAACGGCAGAATTAAACGAACTTGCGGCGGCAGGCGGTCAGTTAGGTATTACAACCGATAATATCGTTGATTTTACCGAGGTAATGGCGCAAATGGGTACAGCCACAAACCTTGTCGGCGAAGAGGGTGCCGCAACATTGGCACGTTTTCAGAATGTTATGGGTGTCGGACAAAATGAAATCCGTAATATCGGCAGTGCAATCGTTGATTTGGGTAACCATAGTGCTACAACTGAATCGGAAATTGCGTCAATGGCACTGCGTATGGGTAAATACGGTTCATCTGTACGAATGTCAGCGGCGGACGTGTTGGGCTATTCTGCCGCACTGTCCTCATTAGGCATTGAGGCACAAATGGGCGGTAGTGCGATAGGCAGAACGTGGCTATCTATCGAAAAAGCGGTTGCAAACGGCGGTGAAGGTTTAAAGGCATTTGCGAAGTACAGCGGTAAAAGTGCCAAAGAATTTAAAGAGCAGTGGAACACTGACAGCTCCGGTGCGTTTAACGGACTGTTGAAAGGCTTGCAATCAGCCGAAAATCTAACGGTTGCGTTAGATGATTTAGGCATAAACAATACGCAGGATATACAGGCTATGATGGCATTAGTCAATGGCTATGATTTAGTTACGGCGAGCGTCGAAAGGTCAAACACCGCATATCAAGAAAATACGGCACTACAAGAAGAATTTGACGCCAAGGCTGAAACAACAGCGAGTAAATTGTCAGTTGCAAAGAATAACGTTGTTGAAATTGCACGTTCATTCGGTGATTTAATGTTGCCGACTATTGTTGATGTATCAAACGGCGTGTCGCAGTACACACAAAAAATTGCGTCAATGGACGACGCGCAAAAGAAAAACATAATTACCGCCGGAGCGACTGTCGTTGCAATGGGGGCGATAACAAAAGGTTCGGCAGGACTAATCAAATGGGCGGGTAACACCGTTGAGGCAGTAGGCAACATCAAAAAGGCATTTTCAGCAGGCGGAGCATTGGCAAAGTTTGCACCAACGTTGGCGAGTATCGGCGCGGTGGCAGGACCGGCGGTGCTGAGTTTAGGTGCAATGGCAACAGCTACGGTTGTATTGTATAAGGCGGCACGCAAATATGAGGAATACAGCAAGGATTGGTCACGTGGCGGTGATGAATTATCTAATAAAACAAAAAGCTATGCAGATGCCGCACGTGATTTAAACAGTCTACAATGGGAGTTACGAAACCTACAACAAGTAGTTAATAATCCGGACACTGATGAAACAACACTACAACAGTCCAAACAACGAATTGAGGAAATCAAGAATTTGTTGGCCGAGAAGTACGATATGGACATCAGTGTAAATGACGCTGAACTTGACGAGGCAATCGAAAAAATGAAACGTGTCAATTATCTTGAGGCGAAGCAGAATATTCCGGATTTAACCGATTACGGCAACAACAAAAAAGATGATTACGAAGACGCTAAATCAAGCAGAGAACTGTATAATGAAAATGTTGAGGGAATAAAAAAACAGCAACAAGCAACAGCGGATTACAGAAGTGAACTATTAATGCTAAAAGACGCATATGACAAAGGCAGTGTTTCGCAAGAAGAATTTAATAACAAATTCAATGAACTGTCCGAAGCAACAGGCAATCCGAATTTTAAAAATTCTCCGATAGAAGCATTGTTAAACAGTACTGCAATAGAGGATTGGTCGAAAGAACTTGAAAAAAATCTAACAAACAACAACACGTTGATTTCTGAAAATGAAGCTACTATGGCTGAATATGAAAAGACAATGCGTGAGTTGGCAAATGCGGGTTTGTTGGAAATGGAGTTTGGTGACACCGAGCAAGGGTTAGAGCATATCACTACTGCGGTTAAAAATGCTGATTTGTCAATGAGTGATTGGGCGACAACGGCGGCTCTCGTTCAAACGGGACAAAGTAGTCTTGATGATGTATGGCAAGCCGGAGGGGACACGCTGAATAATTTCATATCAAATTATACTGCGGATATGCAAAAATTCGGTGCGTCATCAAATGAGATAGCCACAAAAGCCGCATTACTGCAAAACGGTTTTAGGTCAATCCAAGAAGCGTCGGAAGCGGGAGCGCTGGACGTAGTTACAAAGCAAGCAAATGATTTGGCACACAGTATGGGACTAATTCCCGAAAATAAGAATATTGCTATTAACGCAAGCGGTGATATATCCATAATTGAAGATGTACAGCGGGCGGTTGATGTTGTAAATGGCGTAGGTGATGTAAATTTACAAGTCAGCGCCGAGGGGGATATATCTGTATTAAATACGGCTGATTCAGAACTACAAGAATTAGTCAACAACAACCAAGTCACTATAAAATTCAACGTCGATACAGGCGGTTTTGATATTAACGACCTAAACGGTGATAAATTAGGCGAAATCACTGCGACAGGTAAAGTCATATGGACTAATGACAGTACAGAACCCGACAACTATACAGCACCACCAAAAGAGGGAAATGTTACATTTACAAAAGACAGTGCAGAACCTGACGGCTATCAACCCGAAGACAAATTTGCGACAGTCCATTATACTGTTTCTGTTGAGGGTTCGTCTATAGAGGGACTAAGTAATAAAAATGTTCCGGCGGCCAAGTTTGGCAGTTCGGGAATGTTCGTAAAAAAAGCCAAAAAAGCCAAAGGTACACAAAAT